CATCCACAATTGCTGGAAGAAATGCACAAGGCGAAGGCAGATCTTCTAATTAATAAAAAGTATTAAAATAGTTGGTATAATAGTAAGGATATGGATATCATTAATAAAGCGCATTGGAAATCGGATGGCAACAATCTTAGATTGTCTATGCCAATCTCAAAGATTGATCAAGAGCGCAGAATTGTTTCGGGATTTGCAACTCTTGATAATTTAGACAAACAAAATGACATTGTAACAAGCGATGCAAGCATAAAAGCATTTGCTGCTTTTAAAGGAAATATAAGAGAAATGCATCAACCATCTGCAGTTGGCAAGATGGTTTCATTTAAAGAAGATAAGTACTTTGATGCCGACTCAAAAAAGTTTTACTCAGGAGTTTTTGTTTCTGCTTACGTTTCAAAAGGAGCGCAAAACACTTGGGAAAAGGTTTTAGATGGCACCCTTTCTGGATTTTCAATCGGTGGAATTATGAATAAATGGGATGATGGATATGATGAAAAGGTAGATCGCCCAATTAGAATTATTAAAGATTATGATTTATTTGAACTATCCCTTGTCGATAGTCCAGCAAATCAATTTGCTAGTGTTGTATCAATTGAAAAAGTTGACGGCGTAAACATTATGAAAGGCGATATTGCCGATTTAGCCGTAGAAAATGTTTTTTGGGATAAAGAATCTGGACTAATTATGATTTCAGATAATGATTTTGAATTAAGTCCTACAAGTGGAAGTCAGATGAAAAATATAGGTTTTGTTGAAAAGTCTGATACAGACAAAGATAAAATGATAAAGTTCTTAGTTGATAGTGCAAAAGGCATTAGTGCAATTAAGATGCAAAAGGAGGTAAGTCCTATGACAGAAGAGACAACAAACGTTGTTGATAATGTTGAGGTCGTACCAGAGGCAACTGAGACAGTTGTAACTAAAAGCGTAGATGCTGAAGTTGCAGAAACTGTTGCAGTTGAAACAAATGAGGCAGTTGTTGAAACTGAGATTGTTAAATCAGAAGAAGTTGTCGAGACTGTTGAAAAAACAGAAGAGATCGCTAAATCTGATGACACTGCAGTTGAAGCAATTGCTGAAATCAAGAATACTCTTGCTAATGCCTTTGGCGATCTAACAGCAATGGTTAAATCATTAAATGAAGAGACTGTATTAAGCCTACAGGCTCAAATTGCTGATCTAAGTAAGTCAATCCAAAACATTTCCGGTGAGGTTAAAGAAGTTAAGGATTCTTACAATGAATTTGGAAAGAGAGTGGATGCTGTAGAGCAAGACACCGCTTTCCGCAAGTCTGGCGATCTCGGTGAGATTGTTCAGGAACCAGAGATGGTTCAAAAATCAATATGGGGCGGACGGTTCCTCACAGACTCCGACCTGTTTAAGTAGAAATTCACTTGGAGGTGAACAATATGTCAGAAGAAATCATTAAAAATCAACCAGGAGTTTCCGTACCAGGCGCTTATAACGCTGAGGGTGGATTTGCCTCCGGTGGAATTGGTGGAGTATCAACTCCAGCATCAGGAATCTTAGGAAATATTCCTACGGCTCTTTCTGGAATCACATCCGGACCAAACGCTGTAAATCCTTCGGGTGCAGCAGGTAGTGGAATTCTACGACCTGAACAGGCTCGTCAATTTATTGACTATGTTTGGGATGCAACTGTTCTTGCAAAAGACGGACGTAGAGTTACAATGCGAGCAAATACAATGGAACTTGAAAAAGTTAACGTTGGTGAGCGTGTAATTCGTGCTGCTGCTCAAGGCAGTGGTGCATATACAAACGCTGGTGCTACTTTTTCTAAAGTAGAATTGACAACCAAAAAGATTCGTCTTGATTGGGAAGTTACATCAGAAGGTCTAGAAGATAATATTGAAGGGGCTGCTCTTGAAGATCATCTTGTTCGTTTGATGACCAACGCATTCGGTAATGATATCGAAGACTTGGCTATTAACGGAGATGGTTCAACAGGATCATTCCTTTCTATTATGGATGGTTTTGTTAACAAAATCACAACTAATGGAGATGCACACGATTCAGTTCTTCCAGCAGTTACAAGCGATAACTGGACAACTCCAGTTATGCAAGGCATTATCAATGCAATGCCACGTAAGTATCGTGCACTTAAGAACAATCTTAAGTTCTATGCAGGTACAGATGTTTTCCAAAGCATCGTACGTAACAACGGTACTCTTGCAGATGCTATTTCTGAGGCTTTCTCAAGCCGTAACGGTAGCACACAAGCAAATCGTCAAGACTATCTTGATGGCGTAGGACAAACATTCGGAGGAGCCCGTACCACTCGTGTACTTGGCGTTGACGTAATGGAAGTTCCTTACTACCCAGCAGATTATGTCGATCTTACTTTCCCACAGAACCGTATTTGGGGATTCCAACGGGATATTACCGTCAATCGTCAATATGTTCCAAAGAAAGATACAATTGAATACACCGTATTTGTACGTTTTGGTGTTCAAATTGAAGAAGAAGATGCAATTGCCTACAAGGACATTGCTGCTTCCTAATCATTAAGCAATTATCTAGGGCAGGGGATTCGTTCTCTGCCCTTTTTAATTAAATCTGATATAATAATAACAAAGGAGTAAAATGTCAACTGTAAAGAAAACAACTCAAGAAAAGATTGTTGAAGTAAAAGAACAAAACAGTCAGGCAGTAATCTACTCTGATAAAAACCTTTATTTTGATAAGTATGGACACATAGATCAAGGCTATAATATTGTTAAAACAGAGTTTGTTGATATATACTTACAACACAAATCAGTTAGAGAGGCCAGCGCTTTAGAACTTGCAAAGCACTATGGTATTAAATAATGCAAGTACTGAGACTTCCGCCATACCCAATCACTATCACCTATGATGTTCCAAGTGCCTATGCTGATTACTTATTAGTTATTGAAAGCCCAGATTTTACAGAAATTGAAGAAGAAGTTACCTCAAATGCCAACAAAAAAGTATCTTATGTTTTAGATGACGACTACGTAAAATATGATGGATCTTATACCCTTACAATCTATGAAGCCGAAAGTGGAGCAGGCGCAGACATTGTTGTTCAAGATAGCCTTGAAATTTATAGACCATATGCTGATCCAAATGATTTAGCAACTACAGCAACTGAAATTGCAGAATATAAAAAACAAGAATTTTTAGCAAGATCTATTATTGACGCAGTTCTTGAAGAGGGATTTTATTATAAAAAGAAAATAATTGAGTATGTAGGACTTGGAACTGACTATGCACCAATTAACTATAAAAGTCATAAAGTTTTAAAAGTATATCAAGACAACATTCTTCACTATGACAGCAGTCTAGCAACCCCAGCAATTTTTGGAATTACCTTTAAGTTAAGTGATAATGGAACTGCGGTTATTAAAGATTTGCCAGGAGAAGAATATAACAGATCAGAGCAGGCTCCTTTGTTTTTACCAACTGCCCAGTCAGACTGGCTTGGACCAATCGGCTACGGCAACTCTTTTGACAACCAATCAGATTTTACTTTTGTTTTAGAAACGGGATTTAAAGTAGTTCCTCTTGACATTAAAGAAGCAACATTAATGTTAATAGATGACATTCGTTGTGGCAAACTTGATTACTATAAGAGATATGTAACTACTTATAATACAGATCAATTTAAACTTCAGTTTCATAAATCAATATTAGATGGTACTGGAAATCTTTTAGTTGATAAAATCCTTTCAAAGTATATAGCAGATTCCAGAGTTAAAATTGGTGTGCTGTAATGTCATGCGAAGCAACAGATTTTTTGTATCCAATGATTGCAGACATATACTATCCAACTATTCAACGTGATATGTATGGATCTGGTTTAAAGAATTGGATTTTTGACAAAAGCGTTATTGTTAATTTTACTTCAGGAGGAACTGCATTAGCAGAAGACATTAAGGCAAAGATTTTTACAAAAAATGAAAACATGCTTATTGGAAGAATTAAAAATGACATTCGTAAATCAACAAATAAAGAGAGTAACTCACTTACAAACATTATTATTACAAATATAAGAAACAGTATGGACGAACTCATATATCAAGAAACTTCTGGAGAGCGTTCTGGAAAAGGTACAATTTATGAAATTGCTACTTATGATCCAGTAGTAAACCCTTTTGGTACAATAGATTACTACAAGGTTGTTTTACGAAGAACAGAAAACCAAAGTGGGGCTGACTAATGCAAGTTAAATTTGATGATAAAAAATTTATGAAAAAGATGAATAATATTGTTGATTATTCTTTTGGATTTTTTGAAGGGGCACAAAAAGGAAAAACAGTATTTTTAAATAACTTAGGAAAAGACACAGTAGAAGCATTAAAGATGTTTGTTGATGCAAATGCAAAAATGGATCCAATGTCTATGCACCATGTTTATGAATGGGGCAAGGTTGGAATGGCATCTAAAAGACTTTTTCAAGTTACTCATACCGTAAGCAATCTTGGATTATCGATTAAGTCTGATTTTAAACAATCAACATCAATTAAGCAAGGTTCTTTGGTTCCGTTCTACAACAAAGCAAGAATTATGGAGTACGGCCAACCAGTTGTAATTAAACCAAGAAATGCTTCCGTACTTTCTTTTAATGTTGGGGGAGAACAAATTTTTACAAAAAATCCAGTTAATGTTTCAAATCCTGGAGGAGACTGGGTTCAAGGGTCCTATGAAAAAACATTTGATAACTTTATGAATTATTATTTTAAACAAACATTTCTAAGGGCTTCTGGAATTTATGATCATTTAAGCAATCCACAAGTGTACAAGAAAAACTTACAAGCAGGATCAAATATTGGAAAATCAAAGGGTAGAGAAGTCGGCTATCGTTGGATTACAAATATTAATGTGGGGGTAGAGTAAAATGCCAAAAGATGTAGTAAATTTACCATTTCCACCAATTTGGATAAATGCTTACATTCAAGCAGTATTAAATGAATATGGGCTTAGTGTTTTAACAATACCATCTAATCCAGCAGCAATTGATGATTTAAGCAAAAACAGAGTAGACATACCAACACAGTATGACGATGAGGGAATTGCATTAAGTCAACAACCAGACGTAATTGTTCAATATGATAGACTTATTAGATATAGAAGAACTAATTTGTATCCTCTTAAGTGCGAGCAGTTATTATACTATGTATATTCAACTCCCAGCAAAATTTTAGATGTTAGCACAATTTTGTCTCAATTACTAGATAGAGCAGACGCATCAGCAGAAGACCTGAACCGTTGGTGCAGGCTTAATCAAAACGATTCAGATACAGCATTATATAAAGATCTTCTTGAAAAAAGTTTAAACAATCCACTGACAAACAATGTATATTTTCATGACATCAAGGTATATCAACTTGAAGAGGTTAGAGACCTAACGGAACTATCCTCTCTTCGTGGACTTACTCTTAATAAGTTTATTATTGAGTATGACTATCATACTATTAATAACCTAGATCCATATTATACATAAAAAGGCTGATATAATAGTTTAGAGAAGGCATTAATAATGCTTTGATAACTTAATATAGAAAAAAAATTGAAAAAAGGAGTTAAAAATGGCATATTCACGTGGTACGTCTACAAATATTATCGTAGGTGCAGCAGCAATTTTCGTTGCAGACTACAAACTTACACCAACAGGTGCAACAGCAATTCCATCATTTGTTGCTACAGAGTCTTACAAATCTACACTTTCTGTAGACCCAGACTTTACAAATGTTGGCTATACAATGAATGGTCTTGAATTGACCTTCACACCAGATTTCGGCGAGGTAGCCGTAGATCAGGTTCTTGACGTTGCTAAACTATACAAGCAGGGAATGCAAGTTTCTCTTGCTACCGCTTTTGCTGAAGCAACATTAGAAAATTTACTTCTTGCAACCGCAGGAAAAGATTCAGCATTGACTGGAACAAAAACTACATCAGCAGGTCGTACTCTTCAACTTTCAGCAGGAGATATTGGAGAAGTACCACTTGAGCGTGGTCTTGTTGCATGTGGTCCAGGAACTGGTGATGGAGACAAGTCTGACTCAGTAGAGCGTGTATATGTTGGATATCGTGCTCTTTCAATTGAGGCAGTTACAGTTTCAGCAAAGCGTGAAGAGGCTTCTATGTTTGAAGTTTCATTCCGTATGCTTCCAGATGACACAACAGCAACATACGGTAAGATCGTTGATCGTACCTTCTATGATGGATCTGGCACTAACTATACTACCGCATAAATAAAAAAGTAAACAATAACCCACTCTCATAACGGGAGTGGGTTTTGTTGTTTTATGCTAAAATTAACTAATGGCTACAAAAGTTTTTAATACTTTAGACATTTTATTACTTAATGATCAGACAATCTCATGTTCTCCTTTAAAGATTAAGTATATGAGGGAGTTTATGGATATTTTTGTGCTTATTGAAAACTCAAAAAATGATGAAGAATCTATTGACATCTTGTTAGAATGCTGTAAAGTTTGTATGAAACAATATAGCCCAGATTTATTTTTAAATCTAGATGATCATATTGACCTTAATACACTTTATAAGATTATTGAAATAGCAGCGGGTATTAAATTTAATTCAACTTCAGAAGTAGAGATTAAAGAACAATCAAAAGAAAAAGAAGAAGGTTGGTTTGATTTAGATTTAGCCAAATTAGAGTCTGAAGTATTTACTTTGGGTATATGGAAAAACTATGAAGAACTAGAGACTTCTTTGTCAATACCAGAACTTATGCAAACCTTGTCTTCAAAAAGAGAATTAGATTATGAAGAAAAAAAATTCTTAGCAGCAATTCAAGGGGTAGATTTAGAAAATAATTCTGAAAGTGGCAAGGGACAAAAAGAATGGGAAGACATGAAAGCAAGAGTCTTTAGTGGTGGACAAACAAGTGATGGCAATGATGTACTATCATTACAAGGTCCTAATGCAGCAAGGGCAGGGTTTGGTATTGGAATGGGCTTAGATTACGAAGATTTAACTAAAAAATAAACCTATTCATGATATAATTAACTAACTTAACAAAAGGAGAAACAAATGGCAACAACAGCAAAAACCGACGAAGATACCGTTGTACTTATTGATGGTACAAAGATCGCAGTAAGACCACTCAAGATCTCATTACTTCGTCCATTTATGAAGAAATTTGAAGGTATTGCAGCAGTGGCAGAAGACAACGAGAAATCAATGAACATTCTTATGGAATGTGTTTTGATTGCTATGCAGCAATATAAACCAGAATTGGCAGAAAATGTCAAGGATCTTGAAGACAATTTAGATTTACCAACAGTCTATAAGATTGTTGAAGCAGCATCTGGAGTTAAACTTCAAGACGCTTCTTTGTTAAATCTATAAAAAAATAAAGTAAAGAGGTGTTATGAGTGGCTGATGTACAATCTAATATTCAAGTTAATCTTGATGCCTCTCAAGCACTTGCACAACTAAAAGCACTTCAAAGACAATTATCTAATTTTCATTCTTCAATTGCAGCAACAAGTGCACAAGCAGCAAAAGCACAGGCTGGTTTACAAACCAATCTTATAAATTCAATAAATGCTACTGGAAAATTTAGAGCCAGTCTACAAGAAGTTAGAAGTACTGCTGACAGTTTTACTGATTCATTAGAAAGAAACAAATTTTCCACTAGAGAATATTTTAGATATGCTGGTGGTGCAACAAAAACATTTGGAAGACTTTTTAAATCAGAGTATGACACAATTGGCAAGGTATCAGAAGAACGCCTTAAAACAATGCAAACCCAGTATCTTAAAATGGGTAGAACAGCAAATGGTGCAATTCAATCAATAGCAATAAGACCACTTGCGTTGGATATGGACAATCTAGCAACAAAGACTGCTCTTGCTGCACAGAAACAACAATTGTTTGGACAGTTGTTAAAACAAGGTTCTACTAACCTTTTAAATTTTGGTAAGAATACACAATGGGCTGGCCGTCAGTTAATGGTTGGTTTTACAGTACCTCTTGCAATGCTTGGTACAACAGCATCAAAAACATTTATGGAATTAGAAAAACAAGCAATTAGGTTTAAACGTGTTTATGGTGAAATGTTTACTTCTTCCACAGAAACAGACAAGGCATTAAAAGATGTGCAACTTTTAGCAAAAGAATTTTTAAAATATGGTGTTGCAATTGAAAAAACAATGGAAATGGCAGCAGACGCTGCTGCAAGTGGAAAAATGGGTTCAGATCTTTTAGCACAAGTTTCTCAAGCAACCAGACTTGCAGTTCTTGGAAACATTGAACAAAATCAAGCATTAGAAACAACAATTTCTTTAACAAATGCATTTGGAATAGCAGCAGATGAATTAAAAGGAAAAATTGATTTTCTTAACGCTGTAGAAAACCAAACAGTTTTAAATATTGAAGATTTAACTATTGCAATTCCAAAAGCAGCACCAGTAATTAGACAGTTAGGCGGAGACGTAGAAGATCTTGCATTCTTTATGACTGCCATGAAAGAGGGTGGTATTAACGCTTCAGAAGGCGCCAACGCACTTAAATCTGGACTTGCGTCACTAATTAACCCCTCTAAAAAAGCAGCAGGATTTCTTGCTGATCTTGGAATAAATATTAACGGTATTGTTGAAGGAAATAAAGGTAATATTAAAAACACAGTTGTACAGTTTGCACAAGCACTTGACACACTTGATCCCTTAAACAGAGCAAGAGCAATTGAACAACTATTTGGAAAATTTCAATTCTCAAGACTATCAACTTTGTTTCAAAACATAACTAAAGATGGAACTCAAGCATCTAGAACATTAAATTTAGCAGGTGCCTCAGTAGAAGAACTTGCAATTTTGTCAGAAAGAGAACTTGCAAAAGTAGAAAATGCTACTGGAACTAAATTTAAAAAATCATTAGAAAGTCTTAAACTTGCACTTGCTCCAGTTGGAGAACAGTTCTTAAAAGCAATAACTCCAATTGTAGAGTTTTTTGGAAGAATATTAGAAAAATTTAACGGGCTTGGAGAAGGAAGTAAAAAAGCAATTGTGATGTTAGTTGGAGCAGTTGGATTAATTGGTCCAGCACTGCTTATGACTTTTGGTTTAATTGCTAACGGTGCAGCAAATATAATTAAATTATTTTTAACATTAAGAAATGGATTTTTAGGTCTTGGTGGACAGTCTAAAATACTTGGAAATCAAACCCAGTATATGTCTACTCAACAATTGGAAGCAGCAGCAATTGCATCATCTCTAGACCAAACACATTCAAGATTAATTCAAACATTTACATCAGAGGTTGCAGCAACAAATGCTCTTGCAGCAGCATATCAAAGAGCAACTGCAGCAGGAGCAAACTTTGCAAGAACAAATCCAGGAATGATGAGGCCAGGATTTAAAGGAGGTGCCCCTAGAAAATATGCAGACGGAATAGTAAGTGTTCCAGGCCCTAAAGGCGCAGGCGATATAGTTCCTGCAATGCTTTCTCCAGGAGAATCCGTAATTCCTGCACCAATGAGTGAAAAATATGGATCTTTAATTCAAGGTATTGTTGCTGATAATATTCCAGGATTTGAACAAGGTAGAACTCCAAAAGGCACTCATTTTGCTCACGTAGATTCTTTTAAAAAAGTAACAGTTAAAGACTTATTGGCAGAAATTGAAAAAGGATCTCCAGAATTTCAAGCAGATAGAGCAGGCTTAGTTCAAAAACTTAAAGGTATTCAAAATACTTTTGGACCAAACCATACCGTAAATATAGTAAACTCGCATGGATTTACTCAAAGTCCAAAACTTAATTTCGATATGATAGGCAATGAACCAGTAAAACTTGCTGACTTTTTAGAAGATTTTGAAAAACATGGTCCAGAAAAATGGCGTGGATCGCTAAAAAATGCCAATGCATCAGGCCAATTTCCAACGGGTGATCCAGCCCTTGCAGACTTTGACGAACGCATAACAAATAGATTAAAAGCCCTTTTGCCACCACCACCTCCAGCACCTCAACCAGCAGTTGCACCAGAAATTACGTCATCGGACTTTGCAAAGATTGAAGCGGAAGAAAGAGAAAAAATTAAAAGTACATCATTAAAAAATGCTTTTGCAAAATCAAGAAACAAGATTAAAGACGTAAGAGTAAACATTGGGGCAGAAGAAGCACAAAGTAAAGGTGTTTTAGTAAAGAAAGATAGAATAAAAAAAAGCACAGGAAAAGTTACTTCAGTAAATTATGTGTCAATTCCACTTCCAAATGGTAGCACTTGGACAGTTCAAACTGGTTCTGGAAGAGTCGCAATATCAGGTGAAGACATGTATGATCGTGTGCCAAATGCTGCTAATGCTCAACAAGTTCCTATTGCTAAACCTGGCTATACTGCAAATCCATCGGCTAATAAAAATCCTTGGTTAGCAGGAGAAGTAAAAAAAGATCCAAATATGCCACCTGCGGTTCCAGGATCATGGGCTCCTACAGAATATCTAAAAAAGAAACGAGAAAAAGAACAAGCACAAGCAAAAGTTAAAAAACTATTTATAGGAATGCCAGATACTTTTAGCGATGTTCAGTCAGTAAGAACCCAACAGTTATTATTAGACGCAATTGATGAAGAAGTTCAATCAAGTAAACTTGCCAAAACAACACCAACAAAATATGGAAAACTAATAGCAGAATCAAGTGGAAGAAGTTTTCCAGTTCCTGGAATTGGTGGTATTTATGAAAAACCAGGTGGCTCTCAAGTTTTTGTTAAACCAGCAATTGATTTAAAATCTGCAATGGCAGAAGAAAGAAGTACAAGAATTCAAAGGGATGTGCATGGACTAGATTCTCCAAAACAAACTATTGGCACAATGGTAGATCCAACCAATCCAGACAGAAGATTAATTGTTTTAGAGTCTCCAGTTGATTCTAAGTTTCAGGATATGCCTGGAACATTTACAAAAGAACAGTTCTTTAGACAAGCGGTAGCATCATTTCTTCGTGGAGATAAAGATCTTACAAAATCTAATCTTTCTGGAAATGTTGTTGCAGATGTAGGCGCAGCAGGAGTATTTGGAAGTGCTTCTGGAAAAAGAGATTTTGCACAAATGCTTTCATTAAAAAATCAAGCAATGATTAATCTGCTTGACCCTTCAACGATTGGTTCTAGAGCACGAAGTGATTTTGCATTATCAACAGCATCAATTGCACGATCAATGACTGCTGATGAATATCATACATTAATGAAAGCAGAAATTGAAAGAATTGTTCCTAAATTAAAGGCAACAATATCTTCTTTTGGCCTTCTTGATCCACAAGAACGAATTGCATACGATTCAATGATAAAAAGACTTGAAGAGGCTAGGTCTGTAGACTGGAGAGAATTACATAAAACCCACATAGCAGTTCAACCTAAAGTTGTACCTAAAAAAACAGAAGCAGCAATTCGAAAAGAAGAAGAAAAGGCGTCACTAAAAAAACGTCAAAAAGGACATAAGGCTTCATTAAGAGATCGAGCATTTCCAAAGCCAATAACTCCAAGAGTGCGTCCAGTTAAAGTTGGAAAATTTGCAGACGGAATAGTAAGTGTTCCAGGTCCAAAGGGTGCGGGTGATGTAGTCCCTGCAATGTTGTCTCCTGGAGAATCAGTTATTCCAGCAGATATGACACAGAAATATGGGGCTTTAATTAATGGCATGATATCTGATAATATTCCAGGGCATGAAGACGGCAAAACAGGTACTCCTCCTGGACCTGGATACACATGGCGTCCACTCGATTCTGATGGTTGGGAAGGTACAGGACATTGGGAATCAGAAAGTGATAAAAAACAAAGAATAAAACAAGAAAAAATTCAAGCAGCAAAAGAAAAAACAAAAAATGCTGCTCAAAAAGCAAGAACTGTTGCAGCAAGTGCAGTAGAAAAAGGAAAGACTGCTGTTGCTAATCGTTATACGCCTGTCGCAGCACCTGCTCCCGTTGTGGCTTCCGCACCTTCTGGACTTCTTGGACCAGATGGAAAGCCAATACAAAGTTCTCCCATATCTGGCACACCAGACACACCAGATGCTAACGCCCAACCTACTGCAAAACAAATGGCAACCGAAAGAAGAAGGGCAAGTGCTCAAAGAATAAGCGGTGGATTAATGGGTGGAACAATGGCAGCAGGAATGCTGGCTATGGCTCCTGGAAAAGCAGGTGAAATTGGCCAGACGCTTGCGCCCATCATGGGAGTAGCGTCAATGGTTGCCCCAATGCTAGGTACAAAAACAGGTGCATTTGCAATTCCAGTTATGGCATTTTTAGGAGCAATGGTTAAGTTAAGAATGGAATTTGACAAAGCCCAAAATGCTGCAATGGACTTAACAGAAGCAACTGGAACAAGCACTAAAGCAATTCAATCTTATGCAGAGTTTTCAGGAAAAGCAACTTCAACACAAATAATGGACAGAAAAAGACAAACAGCACGAGGTGGGCTTGTTGCTGTAACTGGAAAAACTACTTTTGGAGAAAATTATGTTAACAGCGCCAGTGGAATAGCGCAAGCAAAAGCATTTCAACAAAAACTTATTGATCCTAAAAATACCAGAGGATCAGTAGCAGAAGATCTAAAAGCACAACTTAGTACATCTATTTTATCTGGAGCCCTTACTTCAGAGCAGGCTCGTTCAATTGCTGCTAATATAGGCCAAGCAATGGGTGACACAATGATGGGAATTAAAGTTGCTGGAGAACTTCAAGGAATTTTTGGACAAAATGGAGAAAATATTTTAGATACTGGAATTGAAATTAGAACAAAACTAATGCAAGATTCTACCAAAACTTCAACTGCTTTATTTAATAATGCAAAGGCTAAAGGTTCAGGTGGTTTTGGTGGTTTCAACGGACTTGGAATGGGAGCAAAAATAGGACTAGGCGCTGCAGGAGGTGCCCTTATAGGAGCAAAAGCGGGGTCTATGGCTGGAAGCGCAATAGGCAGTATAATTCCAGGAGCAGGAACCGCACTAGGAGCAGGAATTGGGACGGCTGCAGGTGCAGCAATTGGTGGACTTGCTGGAGGTTTTATTGCATATAAGACACAAGTAAAATATAATAAACAACTTGCAGAAATAAGTGGTGCTGCTGTTGTTCAAAATCAAAATATGCTTGAACAATCAAAACAACTTATAGATTCATACGAACTTCAATATAAACAAAAAAGAGAACAACTTATTATTGAAGGAAAAATTTCAGAAGTTAAACAATTAGATGACAAATATGATAAAAATAGAGCAATTCTTGATGCCGAACGATTAAAACAAAGAGAGTCAGTTTTAAAATCATATGAGTCAACAAAAGGTAATACAAGAAATTCAGTAAATACTGCAATTGATAAAGCAGTTACAAAAAAATATAAAGGCACAACTGAAGAAGGTTTTGTTGGAGCATCAAAAGATATGTTAGGAGAAGCAATAAAAACGGGCAATTTAAAAGATACTCAAGTTGCAGGACTTAAACTTCAACTAAGTGCTGGAGAAATAGCCCCATCAGAAATTATTAAACTTTTTAATACATTTTCAAAGAAAGAAGATCTTCAACAAACAGTTGCTATTATGACTAAATTAGGTGGAGAAGATGGTGCTGCAGCATTAGATATTGTTCAGGCATTTCAAGATTCAAATGGAAAACCAATTGAAAGTTTGCAATCTGATTTTATGCTTCAACTAGGAACTAAAAAAGGTAAGGATGCAGATGAATTTCTTACAATGATGCAAAAGTTCTCTAGGTTAGGTGGAGTTCTTGAACTCGATCTTGAAACAGAAACTCTTTTAAAAAATCCAGAAGCACAAAAAGAACTTTCAAAAGATTTAAAAGCAATTGAAGACAATAAAGGAGTCTTTACTACAAAGATACTTTCTGAAATTGAACCAAAGTTTATTGGAACAGTTGATCCAGAATACTTAAAGAAATTAACAAGTCCAGAACAACGTAATACATACCTTTCAACAATTAGAACATTATTAACATATGACAATGAAATATTAATGAAAGATAAAAACTTTTTACAATGGCAAAAAGAAACTGGAAAATATGGCGGGGCTCAATATAGCAAATTATCATTGCCAGCACAACTTGCTAAATACAGAGAAGCAATAGGTCAAAAGGTTACTGAAACAACGTCTGATACATCTTTTGGTGGTGGCACTGGACCTACTACTCCTGCTGTTAAAAAAGAAAGAGATACAACCTTTGATGATATGGCTAAAAAACTTAAACTTGTACAACAAGCATCTATTGATGCATTAGGCGGAATGAATGCATTAAGAAAAGCAATGAATAATCCAATTAAAAAAGGTGGAGGGTTTAACGCATTTAACGGAATTGCTAATCAATTATTAAAGTCTAAAAAAGTTGGAACAGAGTTTGTTGATTATATTAAAGGGTTGTCTCCAGAAGACATTCAGAAAAATTTTAGTAAATTTGGATTATCTATAAAAGATGGAATTTTAAAAATAGGAAAAGATGCAGCAGTATTAAATAAAGTTCTTAGTGCAATATTTACTGGCGATCTTGTAGCAGACAATGCTAAAAGGATGCAGGAGTTAGCAGACAAAACTAAAGCAGTAAATATTTTAAGACAAAAAGGAGTTTCTTATGAAGTGGCAATGGAAATTGCTGCAAATAATTCTACAAACAAACAAATAATTAATGGAAAACTTAAAGGAAAAGCATTAGATGAAATTATAGCAAGCCAAACTGCAGTTAATAAAGCAGAAGAAAAATACGATAGAGTTACAACCATTGCTCAACAAGATGCGCTTGTAAGACAAAGCATGAAAAATGAAGCATTAATGGCTTATGCTGCACTACAAGAAAAACTAGTTGAGAATGAATATATTCTTCAAAAAAGCGCAGCAACAAATAAGTTAGCAGATAATGCATATGCATTAGAATTAATTACAAGACAAGAAGATAAAATAAATGAAAGATACGATGCACAAATAGCCGCACTTGAAGAAATTAATAAACTACAAGAGCAATCAAATGAACTTCAATCTAAAAAAATGGACATTGCTTCTGCTCTTGCAAGTGGAGATATGGCTGCAGCAGCATCTGCAATGCAAGAATATAGAAATGCACAGATTGCAAAAAATGCAAAAACAAGAATGGAAGCAACACAAAAAGCAAAAGAAAATGCTATTAAAGGTGTTACAAGTCCAGCAGGGCAAACTAGAAAACAACTTGAAGATAGCAGCAAAATACTTAATGAAGAATTAGTTGATGTTGATGAAAAGATTAGATTAAGATTTATAAAAATTGATGAAAATTTAAAGAAAATTGGTGGATATACAAAAGCACAAGCAGTAGGAGTAGCAGAGGCTAATAGACTTGCAATTGCTGCTGGGTTTAAGGCTGATGACGAACAACTAGCATTGTTAATTTCACAATCTGCCGAAGGAATTACAACAGCAACAACTGCTGCTTCACTCAAAGTAGATAAAGCAATGGTACAGTTTAATAAAGACCTTACCGCAGCAGTTCAAAAAACTGGTCAAAATTTTATGGATCCAGCATATCTTAAAGCCCAAACGGACGCACTTATTGCAAATGCAGCAGCAATGGATACTTGGGCAAGTGCTTTTGGTCGCTACCTTGCCGGTATTGGAAAAGATCCAGGATCAAGACCTACTCCTAAAGGTACAACACTACCAACTAAAACTACTAATACACCAAATGGACCAACTGGTGGACCAACTGGTGGATCAACTGGTGGACCAACTGGTGGATCAACTGGTGGACCAACTGGTGGATCTGGAAAAGCATCAGTTAGTGTTTCAGGATCAAACATTAACATAAGTGTGTCATCCCCAGCAAAAGAAATTACAACTGCTATGGATGTTGCAAATGCTAAAGATGAAGCAAGACAGCGTAATTTTCAACAAATATTAGAAACACATGAACAAACAAAAACTAACATAACCGTTGCTATGGCAGATCATCAAACTAAAGTTACAAATGAAAATAAAATGAAAGCAGCAGAGGCTCTTGCTGCAGTAAAAGCAGCAGAAGCACATGCAAAAACAAATGCAGATGCAGGAGAGAGAGTAAGTCTTAAAGTTGCAGAAATGAATGGTATTTATGCCCACAGTATGCAAGCAATACTATTAATGAATGCAAAACAATCAGAAGCAACTAAAAAACTTGAAAACATAGATCCAGCAATAAACAAAGATCCTTTAGTATTTGATTATGTAAGTTTACTTGGTCAAGAAAAACAAAAAGAATCAACTGCAAAAGGAATAGCAGATGAAATAACTGCAACAAAACAATCAGATGCAATTAAAAAACTTGAAAGAATAGATCCAGCAATAAATAAAAATCCTTTAGTATTTGATTATGTAAGTATGCTTGCTGGAGTTAAAAACAACGAAGCAAAAGCACAAGCAGCAGCAGATGCAGTAACTGCAGACAAACAAAAAGCAGCACTTACAAAAGTTACCAAAATGGATATACCTGCTCCAGCATTTGATATTGCAGGCGCAATGGGTAGAGGTAAACAAGCAGATGTAAAAGCAGCAGCAGATGCTGCAGCAGCACAAAAAGCAGCACAAGCAGCGGCTGCTGCAAAAGCAGGAAAAACACAAACAGCAGTTGATGCACAATCACTTCGTGGTATAGAGGCAAATGCAGCAGCAGCAGCAGCAAAACAAGCAGCAGCAATAAAGGCAGCACAAGCCCCATATCAAAAAGCACTTGCACATTTAAATATTAACTCTCCATTAGTTTTAGCAGCAGCAAATGCTGAAAGAGATTATAAAATTAAATATGGAAATATGGGTGGAATGGTTCCCAAATACATGGCATCTGGTGGATTTGCTAGGGGTACTGATACAGTTCCTGCAATGCTTACTCCTGGAGAGTTTATAGTAAATAGAAAAGCAACTCAAAGATTTGGCCCACTACTTAGCGCTATAAATTCACCAACTTTTAAATCGCCTGATTCAATGTCTTCTTCTATTAGAAATTCTAATGGATCAAAAACAGCAGTAAATAATTCCAAAACCCTGTATAATTATAACCTTAGCGTTAATGTGAGTAATAGTGGTGCAAATCCAAATGATATTGCACGTAGCGTTATTAATCAAATTAAACAAGTTGATAATCAAAGAATTAGGAGTTTCTAATGGCTACCGCAGCATATATGAGTGGAAGAAAGCGTTATGCTAGACCACAAGGAATCCTATGGTCAGAAAATCCAGGGACTTTAGAAAATGGAATGTACGTACCAGAAGGATTTGAAATAGGAGCATATACTACAGAGACTACTAATCTTAACAAATTTTTAATCTTATCTGATCACAATCGCAGCCCACTTCAATTTAAAACAGAAAGAATTGAACAAAGGCAAAGAATGATTAATGGAAATATGAGGTCTTTTCATATTGCTGATAAAAATACTTTAAGTGTAGGTTGGAACAATCTACCATCAAGATCTTATTATTCTGTACCAAACTGGGCTACTACTGGAGCAGGCTCTGGTATGACATCACAAAGCCCCGAATACACCGTTGATGGTGGCGCAGGCGGAGTAGAAATGCTAGACTGGTATGAAAACCACACGGGACCATTTTGGATGTTTCTAGCCTATGACAAATTTAATAACTATGTACAAGACGGAACTTCAGCACCATATACACATTTAGAACAGTATAACCAAATTGTTCAAGTTTACGTTTCTGATTTTTCATATACAGTATCTAAGCGTGGACAAAGCAATCATGATCTTTGGGATATTACGGTATCGCTGGAAGAGGTTTAAATGTTTGTAAATACAACATTAAAAAACCATATAGAAACTAATTCAACGCTTGAAACCCGTGCAACAATATTAGCAGAATGGAATATGAATGTTCCAGATAATATTTTTAAATTAGGAAATTATAGAAATAGAGATACAGGAATTGGAAAAGCGTCTCTTTCATTTGATGCAAATGACACTAACGCTTCTTACACGGGAGCAACGGATGCAGACATTGTAGTTGATAATGGATATGACAATGAGGATGTCCCATCATTATTTTCTAAGGATAAAGAAAAACATAATATGTTTTATTCATTAGAAGATTGTGTTAAACCTTTTCGTCCAAGATCTGGAATTAATAAAGCCCTTTATATTCCAGGAAGACATCTTCATAATTTTAATACTAATTTGATTGAAAATCAACAACTTGTTGATAATTCAATTAGTACTATTAGTTCTTTTTCTCAAAGGCCAAGATACTATATGCCAGCAAGAGATGATCAATTTAAATATTGGACGTCTTATAGAACAGAAAATGGGACAGACACTAATTCACCAGAACGGGGTATATCAAAAAATTCTACAACTAACCAATATCCAATTGAAGACGTTGGACCATTTGTAGTATATAAAGAAAATGTTCCCGCTAATAGACTTATAGTTAAAATGCAAACTCATGTTGGAACTAAAAATTTAGGCCCTTTTAATACTTCTACAACTGCTATTGCAGATCCACTTTATGGAAACTCCAATAAACAAGTTCCTATTAATTGGAAAATAGAATACTTATCTGGAAATTCATGGGTACCAGCAAAAACTTTTAATGCTAATTCACTAAGAGATGACGCAACTCCAATAATTAATGAAGATGGATATGTAGAGTTATCCTATGGATTAATTGTCCCAATTGAGCATAAAAATAGATTTATTCATGTTGAAAAGATATCCTCTACAACATTGTTGCCAAACAAATCAATTGATGGCTATGCCTATTTAGTTGTAGGATCAGCAACAGATAAAGGAGTTTACCATATTTGGAACAATACAACAAAAGTTTATCAAACGTTTATTCCTGAGTATGGTTGGAAATTAACAAATTCAGACTTGACTAAAGAAACAAATTTTGTTACTAATTTTACATCACCAGAATATTTTATTAAAGATAACATTACTACATACCGTGAATTTCAATATGTTAGAGGAATTAGAATTGTTGCAGAGACAATGAATAAATTTGCCTCAACATTTGATTTAATTGAGATGTCACCAAGACTAATTGCAAACATATCAAATAAAACTATTAACTACAAAGTAACTAAACAGTTGTCTGATCTTGGATCAACTTCTTTGCCAGTTGGACAACTTCTAGCCTCAACTGGAAATATTTCAATATTTGACGATGACCAAGCATTTAATGAAAATAATACAAATAGTATTATTTCTAAATATGTTACAAAAAATATTAAATTTAATTTTTATGAAACATTTTTAAATGTATCTGGAAATGATTACAGCGTTCCAATTAAAACTTTATATTCAGAAGGTTTTCCACAAGCAGATATAACTGGTGGAACTATATCTTTAGAGTTAAGAGATTTTTATTTTTATTTTGAATCAATGCTTGCCCCAAAACTTTTTCTTACAAACATATCAGTAAGTTATGCAATATCAATTTTGCTAGATGCTATTGGATTTAGTAATTATGTTTATAAAAGAATAGAAGGAGAAATTGATCCAGTAATTCCATATTTTTTTGTGGGACCAGATCAAAGTGTTGCAGAAGTATTAAATAGTTTAGCAGTCTCAACACAAACAGCAATGTTTTTTGATGAATACAATAACTTTATTGCAATGAGCAAAAATTATTTAATACCAGAAGCATCAAAGAGGTCAATAGATACAACATTGATTGGATCAAAAACAAATGAAGATACTGGTGTTATTGAAAATAAATTAATTACTGGTAAAAAACTTCCTAATATTATTTCAATTGCTTCTCAAGATAAAAAAATTTATAATGATGGAAAAATTAATTATACGTCAAGATACATTGATAAAACATATTCAGCAATAGGTGAAGAAACGGTATCAAGCGCAGAGAATAAATTTTGGGTATATAAACCATCGCTTCTATGGGAAATATCTAACTATGAAGAACTAAAAGGGTCAAGTCAAAAATCAAGTGGATTTACATTGTCAGCAATTGCATTAAATTCAAAACTTGAAGGAGTAGCCCCAACTGTAGTTGCTAATCAACTAATAAATAACATTATTGATTTTGGAGAAAGTATTTATTTAATTTCAAGAAATCAAGGATATTTTTATGCTAATGGTGAAGTTATTAAATATGATGCAGTTCAATATTTTGTTGAGGGAATTGGAAATGTATGGATAAGTAGTGATTCTGAATACAAAAATTATTTAAATAAATTAAAATATAATGGCAAAATATATCCAAATGGAAAAGTTAGAATATACTCAGAGCCCTATTATGAAACGGTATCTGGAGTGACAAGAATGAAGAATGGTGCCGTAGCACAACATGGAAGGGCTCAGTTTGGAACGGCTATTGTTTCTCACAAAGCAGCATTAGATGACTATTGGTTCGATCCTAGTAATCGTAAAGGTTGTTTAATGGACTCTAAATATTTATTTGGAGATACTACTTTTAGTGGAACTACAGTTGCTGGCTCTGCTGGTATTTCAAATACTATTGCTAGTTCAGCATTTGTTAATGGTGTAATTAAAAGATTTTTATCAGAGCATCCTTTTACAGAAACAGAAAGATCATCTGTAAAATCCATAGACCCTGCTAAAAATAAAGGATTAGTTCAATCATCAGCACTTGTTTTTAAAGGTAAAGAGTTTATTACAACAGATCCAAAACCAATAGATCACATATCATATGTTTATAAAACACTAGACAAAGCAGTGTTTAAACACTTTGGAGCCAGAATGCGTATTATTGGTGACATAGGAGGAGAATTAAAAACACAAAGTGGTAATGTAATTTCTACCGCAGTCCCACTTTCTGGAATGAAATACTATACAAATAATTCACCATCGCCAGAACAAAATGTTGTTATATCTGGAAACTCTGGAGGACTTGCAATTCTTCTTAATTCAGAAACTAATAATGGATATTATTTTGAGGTTATCGCATTAGACGGCGCCACAAAAGACACTTCAAATATTATATTTTATAAAATTGAACAAGGCACTGGAGAAGCAAATGCCATTCCAACATTATTGTTTAATGCATTCAATGAACAGATCCAATATGACTCTGGAGATTTTGTCGGGATATCAAGAAAATATGCTGAACAATACACAACAGTTTATGATTTAGCAGTAGAGTATGAAGACCTAGCAAATAAAAATACAAGAAGATTTTACCTATATATAAATAATGTTTTAATTGGTCAAGTTGATGACACTTCACCACTTCCAGCATATCCAAATACTGCTTTATTTATTAGAGGATCTTCTAAGTGTATGTTTGAAAATTTTTATGCTCTAACTAACAACTATTCACAAGATGCTGGTTTTATTGTAAGTGATCAAGTTGGAAAAGTGTTTGCAAAAACAGATATTAATGTTGATCAATCATTAAGAAGATATGCAATGAGTGGAATTTTACAAGAATCATACTTAACGGGAATAAGTAGTTTGACTCCTCCAACCTATAGTATTTATTTTGAAGAATTTGGAACTATAATGAGAGAGTGTGCATACATTAATGCAAAGTTTGACAATGCATATCCAGCACTATATGCAAAAATAGTAAATGCTCCAGACAAAGTAAAAGAATATACAATCTCTGGATTTGAAGCAAATGCATATGGAGCAGAGTTTTTAATATTTAATGCAACAGATACTTTATTAGACGTAAGCACAACTACTTCAAACTTTTTAAAAATTCAAGGTATTGCATTTACAAGTGATAGCAGTAATGAACTTACCGTAGATGATTACTTTAAAAAGAAATCAAGTTTTTCAGACCCTGAACTTATTGGCGATGTTATAGTCTATTCTCCAAACATACAAAAAGAAAAATACAATAATGTTAAATTAAGTAGAATGAATTATGGGAAAAGCGCTTTCTCTATAGAAGCAGAATACATACAAACCACAGAAGATGCAGAAAATTTAATGGGATGGTTAGTAGATAAATTAATGGTTCCAAAAAAAGCAATTGGACTAGAAATTTTTGCAAACCCCACAATTCAACTTGGTGATATTATTTCAATTGATTATAAGAATAATAATGGATTAGATCTTGTTACATCTTCTAGTTCACGTTTTGTTATTTATAACATAGAATATTCAAGAGGACTAGATGGACCAAAAATGACTATATATTTGAGTGAGGT